ACTGCTGCACCAGCTCCAGCGGCAGCGGGTACACCTAATGCACCCAGGCCTTGCTTAAGTAATTCGCGATTGGCAGTTGAAGGCCAAGGCATCATTGCTTGAGGACCAGTCATTGCACCTTGCAGACCTTCAATTAAATCTGCGGCAACGCCAGTAGCTGCTTTACGGCCAACGCTACGTTCGGGAAGATTCCTGCCGTAGTCGCCAACAACATTACCGGCACTGGTAAGAGCCTTATCAAGACGCATTACCATTGCGGGGCTGTATTTGCCAGCAATGGCCCTGGCACCAAGAAGAGCACCTGCTCCTCCAGCGCCAGCGCCAAGTGCAGCTAATCCTGCGGTACCAGGTCCCTCTCCTTGTGTAAGGGCAAGCCCGCCAGCGCCTAAAGCAGCGGCAGCGGGGATGCCATATTTATAGAGACCTCGCATGGCCTCACTCCATCACAAACAGTTTGTTTGCCATCACCTGGGGAGAAGCCTGGTTGATAACGCGCCAGGCATTAGCCGGATCGCGGTCCATGGTGGACTTAAAGGATTCCCAGAAGTTTTGAGGCTGTTGAGGAGCAGCGGCAGCAGGGGGAGCAGGGAAGTAATCCATCTGCGGATCTACCGATTGAGTGGGATAACCACCGGTTTCAAGCTGGCCTTCATTTTCGTACACAGGGTACGGACCTTCAGGACCAAAGAAACGCAGAGTGTAATCGCTAAGCACGTCAGGGTTAGTCAGAATCTCGTTATAAGCAAGATTCTCCTGGTGCTCGGTAACAGCAAATTCGGCGTAACCGGTGAGGGTGTTAGTTGCCTCTTGACCCCACGCGACGGCGCTGTCCAGCATTTGCTCCAGGTTCAGAGCGTACTGATTCAGAATCGCGGGCGCCTCGGTTCCGTACGCGTCGACCACCATCCGACTTTCCGGACTCCACTGAAGAAGATCCGCCACGTCCCCCAAGGAGGGATTCGAGGAAGTTTGGGAATAATTGGGCGATGAGATCTGGTTTGTTAACCAGGTCTGCGGATCCGATTGTTGCGTAGCTGGGCCGCTGGGTTGTCCGTAATTGGCCGGGGTATATTGAGTCGGAGCCTGAGGTTGCGAGGGTTGTCCCAGGAATGGGGATTGCACCGGCGTCCCCAGAAGGTTGACTACCTTGTTGAATGCTGTTTCCCATGGGTTGCCCTGGTTCGGGGCCGCCGGTTGGGATTGGGGGGCGTACTGAGTAGGGGCTGATTGGTAATTGATAACCGCCGGAGGGGGCGTCTGGCCCACTGCTTGCGGATAGCTGGTCCCCACCTGATACTGGTTCGGAGCCGCCTGCGCCGGCGTCACGTAGCTGCTGGGCGCTACTGCCGGTGCTTGGCTCATCTGTGGGGTCGATTGGACGGTAGCGTCCTGCATAACTCATCTCCTTTTGTAAGGCTTCTAAAGTTCGATACAGATATGGTGTGAGATCCAGGCGTGGATCCGCAGCCATCGGTAGATCCGGTGATTGCGGGTGAGGGGTCTGCATCATGCCCCCCACTAAACGAGCGAAAGAAGAAAATGCTCCTTGCAACTCATTAACCATCCTGAACGGGAACCCAGATAGCATCTCGGCCCGTTCCTCATCCGTTTTAGACGGAAAGAGGTATTTCAATGCTTCAATACTATCAACACCTAATTCCTGTAGGTTGCGAACAACAATGGAATTGTTCAAAATGTCCTGCGTAGAATCTTCATACACAGGTCCCATCCAACGCCATAACACCGTTATGTCGCCATCAGGGATCAGACCTTTAACTCCCGGTGGAAGCATCTGGGCCTGAACACTAGCCATCATAAGTTGTTTTAGTTGGTCGTTATACATCTCCATCGCTTGTTTATAAGCTTGTTCCTGTTCAGGAGGAAGTTCACCTTCTGGAGGCACAGGCTTTTCGATACCAGCGGCAGCGGCAAGCGTATCTTTAAATAATTGCTCTTCCTGGTAAATAATTAACTCAAGACAACGAGCAATGCCATGCGTATAAATTTCGTTTGCTTTTTTCTTGGACGTCGCGGACACGCGGCCAAATAAAGATTTGTATTCAGTTGCAGTAATGCCTGCGGAAATAGAAAGTTCGTCAACGCCACCAAGAGCCGTACGTATCTCTTCTCGATACATACGTGCAAACGCATTCTGGTCGCCACTAATTGCGTCGGGAACAATGTAACCAACACGGTCGTTTGGCTCCAGGTTTGCGATCACCCTTGGGACACGAATCTGACCATCTACACCACGGCCAACGGGATCTGATTTAAAAGTCGAACGACTTAACGCAGCAGGACTTGTGAAACCTGAGTTGGCAGCAATAGAAGGGCGTTGGATCATGCCGTCGCTACCTGCTTCCATCAGGTCCGTTTTAGGCCTGGAGGACAGCAATGTTGGATTACCAAAGAACTGAAGGTTCTTCCGCATGTTGCGGACAATCTCATCATGGATAACAATGTGATTTGCAAGCGCATCAAAATCACCATTGCCTTCCATCGAGAAGCCCTTGGCGTTATTGAAGATTTCTACGCAAGGGATAAAACGGAGCGTGTTAGGAAACGTTTGTGTTTTCCCTGGCACCATTTGACTATTGGTGTCGAAAGACATTTCGCCTTCCGAATGGGTCTCTTCAATCGTATTCTTTTTAATAGCAAGACGAATATAACGCTTTGCTCCAGGGGTCTCGCCTGCGTTCATGCCGGTGAGTTGATTTAAGCCAATATCTTGCATAAAACCATTGCCCCTTCTTACTTTGTAACTGTAGATAATTACGACTTCTTCGAGTTCACCATCTACGTTGTAGTAAGAGCGGTATTCGTGGTTACGGAAATAATAAAGACGATAACTGGTTTTAGTGGGACGGATGTAAAACAGTCCCTTGCCATCGCAAATAAAATAATCCCAAATTGAATCAAGCCGCGTATCAAGCTTGTTATATTTTGCTACCCGATCAATAAAATCTTTTCGTTGATTACCAAAGTTATCCTGGGAAGGAAAAAATTCAACTCCTTGGCGAATGCCAAAAAGTTTCATTTGGGCAACGTGGGACGCAACAATACCAGTATCTACACCAACGCCTCCGTCGCGTTCAATGTAAGAATCAATAATTTCTTTAAGCCTGGCTTTTGCGTCCGCCATTAACTATTGCGACCCTTCTTGTATTTATAAAGTTTAGCAGATCTTACCGCTTTGCCAGCCTTTTTGGCGGTTTCAGTGTTAGGTATAAATTGCTTACCTTGCTTGCTACCTTCTCGTTTTTTGCGATCAGTCTCCTTTCGCTCTTCTCTTGATAAAGAGGCCCAGGCTTTTTCTTGCAGGTAACGCTTGGTGTATCCTTTTTGAATTGCCTTGTCTGCCATCAGAACATTCCCCAATCATCGTCAAAATTTTCTTTTTTAATTTGATTACGCAAATTATCAACACCATGCAAAAACTTTGGATCTGTTTTGTTATAAATTTCTAACGCTTCTCTTGGGCTGTAACCAAGCTCATCTGAGTTTATAAGCCTTTGGAAATAAGGATTGCTTGCTGCAGTTGCTATCTGCGTTGTTTCTCCCGCGTTCAAAGGAACATTACCCAAATAAGCTGAAGGTGAAACATTTTGAACAGCTTCTTGAACAGCCTTTTCAATTGGTATGTTTCTAACCCTGGAAGCTTCTATTGCATAAGACAAGATGTTTTCTTTATAAGAATTAGCTGCTGCGCTGGCCTGCCCGGGCAGCCAACTATCGCCAATAATCTGGTCTGTATTTAATTTAACTGCAGGATTAGAAGTTAATGCTTGATGAGCTTGTATTCTTAAATTTTCCTTGTGTGCAACAATTTTTTGGTTTAATTCTTTTTGACGTAAAGCTTGCAGGTTTTGTTTTACAACAATGTTATTCTGCGCTGTTGCGGGAAGTTGCTTGGCCTCTTTTTCTACTTCAGTAGAAAATTGTCGCCAAATAGCACCAGGTAATTCATATCCACCACTATCCCTTGAAAGTTGAGATGAACGAATAATCTTGTCGGTTGCGTTTTGTAAATTAAAATTACTTAAAAACTTTTGTGCTTGTTGACGAGGATTCATCACTTACTCTCTTTATAGTTTTTGGCAGCTACTTTGGCTTTTTTCCTTTTTTCATATTCGTCTTTTGTCATCCATTTTTCTTTTCCCCACTTCTCTAAAGACTTTTGTTTCTCACCTTTACCACCGCGATAACCTCCGCCTGCTTTATCATACTCCTGCGCTACAAGTTGAGCTTTACGCGCTGACCATTGACCTGGCCGCCCGCCGCTAGAACCTTTCATTACACGATCTTTAATTCGTTCGCGTAACTCAGGTTTTGTGTATTTACCTGACTCCTGGACATCAGTAAACTCTTTTTTGATCAAACCCAGGAATTGCACCCGCTCCTTTAAACCTAACATTTGCAGGTCGCCCGGCACCCATATACGGCGCAAGTACACCCATTCCTTCGTCGTATCTAACGGGAGTACTTGGGCCTTGGTTCATTGCCAAGCTACCGACGTTGCCAACAGCAAAGGGATTTGAGTCATAAAACGGAGAAAACACTTGGGGAAGTTGTGGACCTGCTCCAGGCATAATTCCACGGCGCATCAACTCTTCATTCAACTTTTCATTCTGTTGAGTGCCTCCTTCATACAAACGTTTTAACTGTTCACCAGAGCGGCCACCTAATGCTCCGGCGCCACGGTTAATGTCAAAGCTGGGACCACCTGCAACAAGATTGCCGGGGCTGCCGGGTAAGCTTGAATATCCTGAAAATCTCATGCGTTTATTAGTGCTTTTCCTATTTTATCTTCAATACATTTTTGATTGTTGCTCCAGGTGTTTAATCCACATGGTTCACCAATTCTCCATTGTTTTACAGAAAAGTTTTTACGCAATTCCGGAGAAACAAAAAAAGGATGTTGCTGTAGATCTTCATATTTAAATTCAACCCAGTTATCGCTAGGCAAGTCTTTTTTTAATTGCTCCCAAAGAGCACCCATTTTATCTACGTGATTTGTTAAAAATTTATTCCATGTAGAAATGTCACCCCACTCGTCAGAGCTTTCTTGGCACCACTTGATTCTCTTTAAACTTTTAAGAATATCCTTTTTATTTCGTTTGACACCAACAAAACACACACCTGGGATACGGTTGTAAATTTCTTCGTATGCACCTAATGCAAAAGGTGCTTGAACAACGACATCACCTTTGCCTTCTAAACATAAAAGAGCAAGTTTTGATAGCCCGTGGTTTTGAGGAAGAAAATCAAATTCTTCCATAAAATAACAATTACATTCATGAGCAATGATCTGGGCAGTAAGCATCGTGCCACTGCGCTGACAACCAGTGACAATTACTGGAGCAGAGCATTTCATGTCAATCAGTAAAGAGACGAATCCTCTGTCGCTTCAGTACCAGGGGAGTCGGTGTACTTAGAAAGGATAACCCCATCTCCCTTTAAACGCCAGTAAAGAATGTCGTCCTCTTGCCAGCCGAGGGTATCGACTAAATCATCTGGGAACTCAATAAAGAGATCACCATTTTTGGCTTCTTGAATTTCGATAATGTACGCTGTCATCGCAGGAGCGTTTCAATCATTCTGTCAAGTTTAGTGTTAATTTCTTTGAATTGATCATGCATCAAGTGGATTTCACGAAGGAAGTCAACTTTTAAAACGTATTCGACAGGTAACCTCGTCAAACTGTCTTCAACTTGTGTAAGGCGTTTTTCAGTGTAGCCCATACGTTCGTTTAAAAGTTGATTACGTTCATGGAAACGTGCAAGGACCTTAGATGAGACCCAGGTACCACCAGAAACTGCACTGATTGCTGCCGTCAGCAAAATGGCTAAATACTCTGGACCCATTATTAATTAAAATGTTTATATTCATTTTAGGACCTACATGTCAATTTGAAGTCTTCCTTTACGCATTAGGCCGGTAATTAACCAAACCAATGCATCTACACAGTCGTCATGACTGCTGACACCAAAGTTAGACAATTCCTCGAACAAGATGCTAAACGTTCGATACCGATTAAAAATTACTTTACGGTCTTCGAACATACCCATAATGCCACGGAATCTAGCCAGTTTGTCACCCCTAAAACCTTTGACTGGGTGCCAGATTAAATTATACAGTCCTTCGTTATTTAAACATACTCGTTTAAAGTCTGCTTCCAGGGATGCCTGGTACTGTACGGCTTCAGACCAGATGTCACACGTAGACATGGTTGGGTAGTAAAGCCCAGATTCATCTTTACCAAGAATAGACCAATCGTTTAAAAGTTCTTTGAGTGCATCAAGTTTTTCAAGGTTGCCCATGACACGCAACCGTCGATAATCAATAATGTGAATCTTGTCGCCAATGCGTCCACCCAAAACAAATACACTGTAATCATTCTTTTCTTTAACACCAGCGGAAAGGTCGACCCCTACGCCAAGCGCATCAAATTCAGTTGCAATTTCAGCTTTAATAAGAAGCTCTGGTGACAGAGACAACTCGTCTTGCCTGACAACCTGATTCATGTACTGGAATGAAAAAGCAATTGGTGCTTGCCTTTTCTTTTCTTTTAGGTATTCAATTGACCACATTTTTGGCCAATACGATTCTTCTTCTCCTGTTTCTTCGTTATTAATAAGTGCTGGTTGAACAATCTGAATCCAGTTATTTGAGGGACAAAAAGTTGTTGCATGAATATCATCATGTCTAAACCTGGTACCTAAACAAATTGCTCTTCCGCCTTCAAACATAGTTGGCGAAATAACTGCGTTCCAGTTATCTTGCATTGCCTTCCTAATTTCAGGGTTCGCAATATCAGTAGAACTTTTGATCGGGTCATCGATGATACATAAATGAGATCGCTTTGAGGTAACTGAACCCTTAAGGCCTGCAGCGCATAATGTAAATTGCTCGTCACCAACAATATCAATGCCCGCATGTTTGTGGTCAATAGACCAGTATTCATTACTCTTTACGTTCTTTAAAAGACGTACACAAGGGAATACTTGTTGATATTTTTTACTTTCAAGAATGCGTTTAATTGTTGCAGACTTTGCTCGTGCAATGTCTACCGTATAAGAAATGTAGAGAATTTGAAGAGGTTTTTTTAACATTGCATGAACACCAATTGCCCATGCAGTAAACAAACCAAGGGTCACACTTTTTGCTGATCCCCGTGGAGCAAGTAGATCAATATTTGGCCCAGCAATTAAAGATAGGCAAGAGCTGCTTTCTTTCGTTACAAAGTGCCGATGCCATTCAAGGTGATGATTAGCTGGTTTCTTGTCACCTACATATTCGCAAAAGAAACTAAAATCATCCCTTGCACGTTGTAGGTCCGGATCTTCTTCTACTTCCTTAATAGGAATATTTTGTAACGCAGCTTTTACGTTACGGCGATAAGTGAAGTGCAGATCAGAAGGCACGTATCTTCAATCAACGAATGATTGAATACTAACCTACTTTTCTTCTTTTGCGTCTTTTTCTGCTTTTTTATTTTTGTAACTACGTGCGGCTTCAAGGGCAGCTTTATGTTTGTCCTTATCATTCATATCAGAACCGTCTTTTTTCTTGGCATTTTTGCTCTTGAAGTATTCCACAAGTTGCGGTGGCATCTTACCTTTTGCCATTATACTTGCGGCCTCAGGGCACGATTAGGAAGGGATGAAAGAAAAGATTGGAACCTAGCAGGAGATCCCTCGTTGGTACCAGCAGCTGAAATACCTGCTCCCATCCTACCGGAAATCAACGACTCTCTTCGGCGGTTATTTTGTAAACGCTGAACAATATTGTACATAGCTCCAGGGGGGATGAAGCCTGCTTCAATTGCGGGGTTGTTGGGCTTCACTTGACTCAATCCTCGTACTGGATTTTAGCCCATACGCTTAACGATGCTTCGCGCAGGGGTTCTTCAAAGATGTCGTCCTTGAAGATTGATTGAAGTTCTCTTAAGGCGCGGTCTGCGCCTGTAAGAAGTAAAGACTTTTTATCTTTAACGGAAACAAAAGTATTTACTTGAGAAATAGTACTACGCAATTCTTTTTGCATTGCCGCAATACGAGCAACGCCAGAATCTCTTTTTACTGCGTAGTTTTCAATATCTAAACGCAATTTGCGAATGTCTTCTTGCATTTCGTCAATTTCGAAAAGCAAGACACGAAGATGATCCGGCTTAGGGTACTTTTTATTTACCCAAGCTTCGCACGAAGTAATACTTCCTCTGTATCCCAGGAATTTGGCATACAGATAAATTTGAATTACAGAAAAAGTTTCCTCTGCAAAACTAAGAAGTGATTGCTGGGTATCACAATCGAGATTGTCTACCCAAAAATCAAACAACTCAATATCGATACGCTCGTTGGGCCTGGGCGTAATCTCGTGCTTCGTCTGATTCGCTGAACTGCTGTTGTTGCTTTGCAGAGGCTCTTTGTTCTTCTGCACCTTTTCCGAGTGTTTCACGTTGTTGACCACCTTCAGTCTCCATTTTTTTCTTGGAAAATTCGTAGGCTACGCCGGCTGCTTGACGATACTTGTCAAGATCAAACCAGTCATCATCCTGGTAGGTTGTGTCAACGTTGGAAGCCATTTAGCTAAAACTCAGAAATTGCCCATCATCGAAGCAAGGCCTTGGGCGAAGGTGCCACGGCGCTCTTCCACCTTCTGCTGACGAGTCTGACGCTTTTTAGAAGACTCAAGGCGATCCAGGAGAGCCTGGAAATCCGCAAGAGGAACAGCTGCGTCGGCGGCGTAGTCACCACCAGTTCCCCTACCAAATACTGCCATTTTTAATTAAGGCGATTACTGTTTAAATTATAGTACAACCTAAACTCTTTAGAAGTTAAAGGCTGAAGATAAGGCGGAAAGAATTGCTGAACCGCGATCAAGACCTTTTCCTTTCAACCCGAAGGTGCCACGAATAGATTCAACACGTTCATTTCCTTCGTTCATAATTTTTTGAAGGTCAATTGCTCCCCTGGACCTAATATTTTCAACACCAAGAGAAGCCTCAAGTCCCCTATCGGCTCGATATACCTCTGCTTCCTTGCCAAGTCTTGCAACGTCTACGTCGCTACCCGATTTAATCTTTGCAACGTTACTTGCTGCTTCACTGTTTAGCTTGGCAATTTGTGTATCAATATTGCCCTGTGCGTTAACAAGATTTAATGTACTTTTGAAATCAAACTCAGCCGGAGTGGATCCAGTGGAGGAGCCAAAAGAAGAAGATGGTACAGGTGAAGAAGGTCCGCTGGAAGAAGAGGAGGAGCCTTTAATTTTAATGCCTAGATCTTTTACTGCGCTTTTAACACCTCCTTTAATACCAAGGTCAGCTTTAATTTTATCGATTGCTTTTTGACCAATAGAACTTCTACCGGCTAAAGCCTTTTGTAGTTGTTTTTGTTTTTTCTTACTCATTTTAACCAATGCCCCCTGTGTATTCTACTGAAGGAATATCAGAAAAACGTTTGCCAGTAAACTGAACACCACCAGACTTACTCCGTTGGGGAACCATGCGTCCGTAATAAGCTGACAGTTTATCTTCTTCAGCCGTTGGAGAAGCTGCAAGCATTGCTTCTGGACTTGAGTAAAACAAGCCAGCAATTTTATTTGCGTCAGGGCGTTCACTGCGAATCCAACTTCTTTCGTCACCCGTTAATGGGCGACCAAAGATTTGTTGGGACATAAAGTTAGCATCCGCAATAGATTCTTTTTTACTTGGTTGTCCAAAACGCGTCTCAAACAATTGATTAAAAACGTTTCCACCAGGCTGGAACGAACGTTCGCCAGGGAATTGACTACCAAGCATCGACGCTTGAAACGCAAGGCGAGAAGGATCTGCCCCAGAAGATAAAGCCATCCCGAAAAGATTGGACAACTTATCACTCTGTTTACCAGAAAGAGAAGGTCCCCC